ATCGAGAAGCAAGAGGACGTAAGAAAACATATCCAAGAGTGCGAGGGAAGGCATACCCAGCAAGCGATCTATTCCACTTTCCACGATGCCTTGACGCAAATATGTTTTGGTTGCCATAAAATAAGAAGTACGATTTTTTTCGTGGAAAAACAAAAAGAAAAACATGCATGTGGTCTAATGATGAAAAGAAAAGACTTTTTGCCGAGCGAGGAGATATGTAATGAATATTTAGATGTTCGTTTGATAGAAAATGAAGCAAGGTCGGAAGGTCATGAATATCAATTAGCAAACTAACATGAAGAAAAAAATAAAGAAGATAAAGAAAAAGGAAAATATCGTTACGATCTGTCGTAGTTTCTCTTATAAGTTAAATCTTGAAAATATAATCGGTGCGGCTGGTAGATATGAGAGTAGAGATTTTTTCGCAAGTCAGAGTTCGCAATGCAAGGAGAAGGACGCAGAGACAACGAGTGAGGCGCTATATCAGTTTTGCAAGAAAGATGTCATCAAGGCAGTTAATGCCTATATCAGTGAAGTTCGCGCGGAAAAGATGAAAAAGGAAACTGTAAAACAAAGAGCTATCGAAGTTAAACAAGAAAGTAAAGAACGCGCTATCGAAAGCGCAGCAGAAAATCAAGAATAAAATCGAGGTAGTCCTTGAAATGGGAACAACGGCGAGATAAAATAACTACAAAATTATGGCATATCAAAAACCTAAAATAGAAAGCAAGATCATTAGCTTAAATGTTGATTGGGTTTCAGAGATAAAAGAAAATAAGAAAGGAAAGCCTTTTATTTCTGTAAAGTCAGGAAAGGATATGTTCTGGTATGTCGGAGATGAACGAATATTTCATTACTTTAAGAAGGGTGAAACGGTGCAATGTCTTGTGCAGGATGGAGAGTTTAAGTCAGTGATTGATGTTGTTGATGATTCATTTGTCGCCGCGCGGGAAAAAAATGGAAGAGAAGAAAAAAGAGAAAATATATCAAGTCCTGAATTTTTTGTTACAAAGCATGACTGGGATTTATTGAATAGCAAATTAGATAAGATAGGTAAAATAGTAGTTGAGAATGGTTCCATGCTAACCGAACTAACCTTAGGTCTTGCGCTAGATCAAAATGGGAAGAAGGATGAGGAAGAAGTGCCAGACTTGGATAAAACAGCTTTTCCTCCAAAACAAAAAACATACTAAAATGGATAAGGTAAATAGCGATGACATTCTGGGTTATATGAAAGGTTTGGTAGAGTCAAAACAATCAGTCCCACGCGAGGACTGGCTAACGGCAGCATTTAATTTAGAGATATTGCGATTAGACGAGGCAAAGCTTTTAAATCAAATGAGGCAGGATATAGCGATAAAGCGAAGAGATATATTATATAGTCAAGATGGAAAAAAGAATGTTGCCGCTTGTAATGTTGATATCGAAGCGTTATATGAATTTAGATTAATGAAAAATCAGGAAGAAAAATTTTATACCGTGGACGAGTTGGTAAGAATCGCAAAGAAGAATAGCGACACGAACTTCTAAAATTTGCGGGGGAAAATAAAAAACTTAAAGGGTCGATAAATCTAATAAAAGCAAAAAAGCTGCATTGTGACTGTTGCGACGACTAAAATGAAAATCCTATCCCTCAAAGAACTATTAGTAAAGGAATGTCCCTATGACTGGTTTAATGGGGGATGGGTGGAACGCTTCGCCATGGAGTATGGCTACAAGGCTTCAAATGGCTCTCGCCGGGCAAGAGAATTAGAAAATTCCGGAGCGTGGGAGCGAAAAGAAGAAAAAGGTTCAGTATGGTACAGACGCGCGGAAAAAGAAAAGAAAGCAGTCATAAACGGTATTGAGGTAAAGGTGTTTAAGGAGAAGATTCCAGAAGAAAAGGGACTATGGTAGTTGCGCGGAAAAGAAAAAAAGAGTATAATTAGTCTAGTGAGGATTGCTATCGCCCACCTGCATCTTTTGGGAAAAGGAATCAAATAATTTAAATCATCCATTTTTCCCATAATAAGGAAGCGATACTCAATAGAGTTATAAAAGCATATTATCTCCATTTAAATATGAAATACGAAAATAAATGATAAATCCAATAAACGGTCATGTTTTAATAGAACCATTAAAGCATCAAACATATCTTCCGACCGAAAAAGGAACATATGAAGAAGTAGGTATTGTTTTAAAAAGACCATGGTATAAGTTCTGGTATCCAAACGAGGGTGATAAAGTGTACTACGATTCATGGTTAGCCACCAAACATCCTACCGGAGAAGATGATAGTTATTTTTGGCTCGTTCCATTCAAAGATATTCATGCGGTCGAAAAGAAAGAAAAAGATGGAGAGAAATAAAAATGGCATTTGAAACGAGGTATCAGAATAGTGTTTGCCGAGAACGCCGCGGTATTCTCCATAAATGGATTACGATTAAATATACAGACAAGGGTGAATTGGTTCGATGCGAGAGGTGTGGAACGAAGATGCACTTAGCAAATGATATGCCACGCCACATACAAGCCAGTTTTCTTATACGTTCCCTGCTCAAATCAGATGATCCGCTATTCAAAAAGGAATATCCCACAATAACCACATGAAAGACATAGAACTTGGTGCGATGACTTGGGCGCAGGATAATCCTTTTCGAGTGGTTCATGTCATCATAAGTCCGACGCAAGAGAGATTTTTTCTCAAAGGAGATATTTTCAAGAGTCCTGAATCATGGAAAGGAAGAGATATATGTACGACTAATATAATGTTTTTTAAGGACGATATAAGAGTAAACAAAAAAGAAGGTATGGATAAACTGAGAAAAGTGGTCCGTGAGGGCAGACTCCAAGACCTAAAAGATGTTTACAAAATGGCGACGGAAACCGATGGAAGCAAAGTAAACTGGAAACCAATAATTTATAAAAACAAATGAAAGATAACTTATTCACAGGTGATGAGGCGCGCGCAGGTTTAATGAACGGAATAAGAAAAGCAACAGAAGCGGTAGCTGGAACTCTCGGAACGTCGGGAAAAAATAGTCTTCTTCAAGCATTTGCGTCGCCTTTTTTCTACCCCACAAATGACGGAATATCTATATTAGGCGCGATAAGATTCGCAGACCCGTTAGAAGAAATGGGAAGAAATATATTGGGCGAGGCAGTTTCCCGCGCAAATCGTGCTAACGGCGATGGTTCTTCAACAACGTGCGTTCTAACTTCTGCTATTTTAGAAGAAGGCATGAAACATCTTGATGAGGCCTCTCCTATGGACATTCAGAAATCTCTTAATGAGTGTATTCCGGTCATCGAGGAATCACTGAAATCACAAAGAAAAGAAGTGGTTGACAAAGATGGTGTTATTGACTTTAAGTTGCTAGAACAAGTGGCTACAATTTCAAGCGAAGACCCTGCTATCGGTAAGATGATCGCAGAGATTTATTCTAAAATCGGCAAGGATGGAATCATAAATTGGGAATCATCAAAGGATAATAAGGATTCCTACACTATTGGAACGGGAATCAAGATAGACGGGGCTACCTATGCTTCCCGGTATATGTGCGACGCAGACGGAAATAACTTCACCTATCAAGCTACCATTGAAAATCCATTGGTTCTTCTCGCTTACTCAAAGATAACCGCACAATCGGAGATGGAAAAGTTGATAGGAGAACTCGTGGAAAAAGGAGTCAAAGACTTAGTTATCTTCTGTAACGAGATGGACGCACCAATTCTCAATAGTTTTATTATGGCTCGTGCGCCGCAAACGTTGGGTATCAGGTTCTTGGTGATAAAATTACCAACAGTCCTCAATGATTTATGGTGGGAAGATTTAGAGAAGGCATCGGGTGGCAGAATCATAAGTCCGGCCTCTGGCATCAGAATGAAAGATGTAGGTATGCAGTTCCTAGGTAAGTTCGGAAAGATCACGGTGAATCGAGATGACACTTTCATTGACGGGATAGCGGACCTATCGAATCATTTGATGGCATTGAAAGTGGACGGTTCGGAGGAGTCATTAGCGCGCGTCGCGCGGTTGAACACAAAGACTGCTCGTTATTACGTGGGAGCTAACTCGGAATCAACCTTAAGGCAGAAACGCGATAAGGTGGAGGATGCTATCAATTCAGCGTGGAGTGCGATGCAAAATGGGATTCTTCCGGGTGGTGGAATTGCGTTATTGAATGCCGCGAAAGAATTAGATGGAAAATTTATAGGAGATCAAATTCTCATGCAGGCGTTGTGTTCTCCGTGGAGGCAAATAGTCGAAAATAGTGGATACGAAACATCGAAAGTTCTCAAGATAGGTGGGGAGATGGGTTTCAATTCTAGGTCGGGTAAGGTGGAAAATATGTTCAATTCCGGAATCGTCGATAGTTTTGACGTTGTAATGGGCGCGGTAAAAAATGCAATCGGTGTTGCTTCTGGTATTTTGACCTGTGGAAGCGTCGTTCTCCTGCCTCGTAATGAAAACTCGGTCGATGAAGCGATCAAAGCAATAGTACAGAACCCTCAATAAAATGAAAGATTTAGCGAAGGAATGGAAAGAATTTAAGAAATTTCGTATAAAAAAGCGAGAAGAAAATCTTAAATCGGCAGAATATCTTTTGGCACAAGAAGAACTGAGAAAGGCATTTGCATCACAACCTAAGTCGGTAGATATATCTCCTTATTCGTTTATAGTATGGGAAATGGCTGAAATGATATGGAAAATTGCATTAATGTCGAGAGATATGGCGGAAAGTAGAGGGATACCACCCGAAAATGTCGAAGGATTACTTGATTGGCTTTCAAACGATAAAAAATGATTTTCTTCCTAAAACGCTGTGAGAATTGCCACAAATTACGCTTCAAATGGACAGTAAAGAAGCAGAAGATTTACGTTCAGCAGATAAAAGAAGTAGTAACGGGACGGCTGGCGACATGTGGGGGTTGCAGGAAAAAGGTCGAGGCGGCACTAAGGGAACGGAATATATAATGTTTGATCAAAAACCCGAAGAAGCGATAAAAGAAGCAGAGGAAATGGCAGGTAAGAATTATGTGGATATGAAAGATGAAGAGTTTAACCCAATACATAATCCCGAAGCGATCAGTATAATCAAGCAGAAAGATGGTAATTTCAAGTTATGGGGTCAGCGATTCGGAAAGGTTATCGAGTTAAGAGCGGGAAAGCCTGAAGATGCACTGGTGGCGTTCTTGACGCACGAGTAATTGTTTGACAAGTCAATGGAATTGCCATATAATTGTGTTACATAACGTTAAAATAACATGGCATTTCAAAAAGGCAATACAATGGGGAAGGGTAGACCTAAGGGTTCTTTGAATGTTGAAACGATGACGAAACTAGAACGTCGCGCTCATTTTGAGAAACGCGCCCAAGAAAAGTTTGATAAATGGATTGATGAATGTAGGGCTGAATATGGATTAGATCAGTTTCTCGGAAAATCGCCTGATATTATCGAGGGAGTTATCAAGACGGAGCCGAGTGAGAGGATTAAAGAATTAGCGAAAAAACTAGCGGATGCCCAAAAGGAGAAATGATAAAGGGAAGTAAGATGTCGCTAGAGCAAAAGAACCGATTGAGTGAATCTCATAAGGGGCTTTATCGTTCGCCGGAAACTCGTAAGAAGCTAAGCGAATCGTTAAAAGGACATATATTAAGCGACGAAACAAAGAAGAAAATAAGCAACGCGCATAAAGGGAAGAAACTCTCAATAGCAACTCGCCAAAAAATGAGTGTTATTCGTAAGGCGAATAGAGAGAAGAATCATCTTTGGAAGGGAGGAATAACAGCTATAAACCAAAGTATTAGGACGAGTTTAGAATATAAGCTTTGGCGCACGGCAGTCTTTGATCGTGATAATTATACTTGTATTTGGTGTGGGCAATGGGGTGGCAAGCTACAAGCAGACCACATAAAACCATTCGCTCTATTTCCTGAACTCCGATTTGCGATAGATAACGGTCGAACATTATGCGTTCCTTGTCATAAAACTACCGATACCTATGCAAGACACTTACCAAGAGAGTGAGATATTGGCGGCGACAGATTTAGTCCCGACGTTATGGGTAGAGCAAAACGGTATCGTGAATGAGTCTGGGTTAATAATTGAATTCAAAAAGCGTAAGTTTCTCATAGATATTTATAATGATTTAAGTCCGAAGATAGCAATTATGAAGAGTCCTCAGGTGGGGGCTACTGTAATGAATTGCTTGAAAGCATTTTATGTAGCGAAGAAATTAAAGAAGGATATTATTTATACTCTTCCCACACAGTCGGATGTTATTGATATTGTCGGTGGTTCATTCAATCGTATCATCGCGCAGAATCAGATATTGCGTGAATGGTGTAACGATCACGATACTGTTGAACAGAAAGCAGTCGGCTCAAACCTCATTCGCTTTCGTGGAACGTTCAGTCCAAAACAAGCAACGATGGTTCCCAGCTCCTGCAACATTCACGATGAAATTGACAGTTCTGATATAAATGTCATAACGCTTTATCAAACACGGCAAGAAGCCCAAGAGAGAGCGGAGGATAAGTGGTCTTGGTATTTTTCGCACCCTTCATTGGCGGGGCATGGAGTGGATATTTATTGGAGTCAGAGCGATATGAAAGAGTTTTATATCACCTGCGCTAACGGGCATGAAGAATATATGGAATGGCCGAATAGCGTAGATATGCAAAAAGAGATATTTATTTGCAAAGAATGTAAGGTAGAATTAACTACGGAGCAACGAATTGAAGGGGTGTGGAAGAATAGAGACGGGGTTATATGGAATGGGCAAATCGAAGGTAATTATGAATTCAGTGGGTGGCATATCACGCAGTTATTCTTGTTTAACAAGAGCGCGAAAGACATCATCAAAGCGTTCAACGACCCGCAAAAAGACAAGCAATACTTCTACAACTACGTCCTAGGGCTTCCGTATATCGGGAGTGAGGATAGAATTGAACCTAAGACCGTATTACAGAACTGTGTCGATGAAGTGAACGATTACTACGCAAAGGATGACCGAGTCATCATCGGTTGCGATACAGGGCATGGAATACATTACGTTCTAAGAAACAAGCAGGGAGTATTC